GATGCCCCAGTACAAGAGCATGCCCTACACCATTGGCTTCTACAAGCCCACCGACCGGCTGAACTCCAAGATGTGGGACGGCATTCTCAAGCCTCTGGTTGGCTCAGTCAGGCAGTTGGAGACCAGCATCAACAGGCGCCAGCGCCAGATTGACATGTTCTCATCCATGCCTTTCGTCTCCAAGACCCTGCAGGGTCGGGATGTCAGCGTGGATCCTGGCATGGGCAAGGTAGTCAGCCTGTCCGTGGAAGAGGATTTCGGTTTCCCCATCTGGCAGGGTAACCCACCGGATGTGGAACGCCAGATTGACTTCCTGCGCTCTCGGGTGCAGCAGTCTGGTTTCTCGGATGTGTTCTACGGCGCGGGTGCCAGTCAGGTATCTGGTTACGCTTTATCCCAACTGGGTGACCAGAACCGCATCCGCCTGGAGCAGCCTGTCACCCACTTGGAACGCTTCTATGGTTGGATGGCACGCAAGATCGTGGAGATCACCACCAACAACGCGGGCGAGAATGCGCACGTGCGCGTGTACGGGAAGATGCGCGGAGTACCCTTCGCCGGCTCGGTCAGTGTGGTCGACCTAAATGGATTACAAATTAGTTGTGAGATCATCCCCGAGTTCCCGAACGAAAAGGTACGCAACCACGCCATGGCGACCCAGGTGCGCGGTCTATTGTCAGACAGGCGCATCATGGAACACTACCTGGGCGTGCAGCAGCCCGATGATGAGTTCGATGTACGCATGATCGAGCAGGCACAGAAAAATCCTATCCTGACCAACTACGCCCTGATCAGCAAGCTGACTGAGATGGCTGATGCCGGCGACAAAGTAGCGGAGATGACGCTCCTGGCGCTGCAGCAGAGTGGCATACCTGGAATGCCAGGACGCCCAGAGGAAGAAACCAATCCTCAGCAAAACCAGGGTGTTCCACAGGGAGGCCAGCCTGCGGGTGGAACCATCGGAGGCACAGAGCAGGCACTGGCCAGCACCTCTCCCACTATGATCGGAGGTATCAATGGCAACGAAGGATAATCTGGACGACGCGTTCAAACGAGCCAAGGCGAACATGAACACTGCCTTTGACCGGACGCTGAAGCGATCTGGTCTGGGTGGTGACAAGGATGTCAAGACCTACGAGGGTCTGACAGTCGAGGACTTTGGTGACCTGTCCAAAATGTATGGACAGGACAATGTGTTACAGTATATTCAAGACGTTGAGAAGAAACGCCTCATAGGAGAGTAGGAGGACGAAATGGCCCAGAAAACTGATGAAGGTGGTGCTGGAAAACGGAAGAGCAAGCCCACGTCTGCGAACGCCCGCAGAACCTGGACGCCCAAGACCGCACCAAAACCCACACCCAAACCTTATCCCTATCCAACGGGTACTCCCCGCACCCAGGCAAACTACTATCTGCCCAAGGTCTATCCGCACCTGCCCTATGCGAACACAACTCCAGCACCAGGGGCGGGCACGGGTGCCGGAACTGGAGCGGGCACTGAAGCTCCTGCAGTTCCCATCACATGGCGGGCGGGCTACTCAATAGAGGGAGCGCCTGGGTATTGGAAGGGTATGCTGCCCAGTCAGTGGACACCTGAGACTGAGTTTGCAGCGATGGCGAATGCCCTCATGCCCTATCTGAGCACAGAGGATCAGCAGGCGATGGGATCTAATCTGTCACGTTTATTCCCCGATGCCTTCGGTGGTTACTCCCCTGAGAAGACTACCTATCCCAAGCCGGCCTCAACCATCAGCGATCAGGCGCACATCTACTATCAATCCCAGAAGCGGGCGAATGATCTACTGAGTGCGCTGGACAAGATGAAGGCTGCCTCGGGTCAGGAAGAGAAGAAGTTCGGCCCAGGCTACCAGTATCTGCGCCAGTTGGCTTCTACCATGAAAACCTTTGGGGGAGCCGAGGGCGCCCATGGCATGTCCAGGCGACAGCAAATCAATCTGTACTCCGCTCTGGATCCGCTCCTGGCTGAGGCCAAGGGTGAGAACCTGAGCGCCTATGGTGAAATCGCTCGGGCAGTGACTCAACCATTCTTCGGCGGGGGCAAACTGTTGGATGTCTACAAGAATTCAGAAGGAACCTGGGTATTCGGAAATCCAAACACTGGCTGGTTCTAAGAGGTAATTGATGGCAACAAACCCGTTCTGGCAGCAACCGAACTTTACTGATGTAGTCAAACAACTGAGAGCAAAGCGGGAGGCAAAGCTACGCATACAGTCCGTCGTCCAAGATCTCACACGCCGGACGATGGGGCCTGAAGCTCTGCGTGGCGCGATGTGGGGCCGGCCGATCGAGCAACTGAAGAAGTCCCAGAAGCTGAGTGCAGCCCGCAGATCCACTACTCTGACGGCCATGCCGGATCGCTATGTCTCTCCCACCCATACTCCCCAGGTCATGCCAGATAGGGTTGTACCTTATACACCGACCATCAAACCTTATACACCAGGAGCCGGAGCGACCATTCCAGCCAAGGCGCTGACTCCTACCCAGATGCCTGATCGGACACTAGCTCGGGCTGCTGGATTTCTAAAAGGTATTCCCACCCCTGTTCCGGCTGCTACCAAAGGACAGGCTGCTCCCCAACCCGTAGCCAAGCGATCCCAGGAAGGCGATGTGTATCGGGCCGATCCTGGTGTGCGGACAGGCGCAGAGGTTTATGTGGATTATGAGCGCAAGCTGGTTAGGAACACTCCAACCGACATCAAACTGTTCAACTACAACGGAGCGATCATTCCAGCTTATCGAGATGAGAATGACAAGTGGCAGCTATCTGAAGAGGCCAAGTCGATGGGTCTGACGATGGCGATGCTGGTGCCGGCGATCTACACATCTGATCTGCTCGAACAGTTGAACTACTTGGAAGACACAGCGATCAGCCGTCCACCCCTGGGTTTTGACGAGACCTCGCTGGAGAGTCAACCACTATACTATGATCCCATCACTAATCGGATTACCACCACCCCGACTCAAATCCAGTTCTTCTGGACGCCGGATGGGATGGAGGTGACCAACGAGCGCACGCACAAGGACAGCACCACCCTCCTACCGGTCGACAATCTGCCCATGGTACTGGATGCCAAGTCGGGTGCCTTCATTCAGGACATGATTTCAGCCGGCGTAGATCACTACAATGCTGAGCAGGAGATTGCCCGACTGGGCAGCCCCACCTCTGGATACCAAGTCAACGCCAGTGGCAACGTGACCATGGATCAGATTGAGGGGATGGGCACACCCCAGGCGACCACCAAGAAACAGGATGTGGAGATGCTGGAGGTGGGCACCAGTGTAGAGGACTCTCAGATTATTGCGACTACCCAGAAGAGTCAGATTGCCTATTTGCCCCAGGGTATCAGCGAGTGGCTGGACTCCAACCCCACCTTCAACAAAGTCCTGGACATGACCGCTTGGAGTCCCTTCAGAACGAAAGCGCAGAATGCAGCCAAGGCGATTGAGAACCGCCAAGTTCTGAAGACCCTGGCAGCCGGCATGTTCTACATCTTCCAAGAGGCAGCCGTGATCCCCAAAGGCTGGCTGTTCTCCAACGAGCACTACACCACCCGCAAGTCCGGCTTTGGAGATCTGATCCCAAGTGGTGCCACTTCCCTGCTGATGAATACGATCGGCCTGGGATTGGCGGGTGGCTCATTTATCATCTCACCCTTCTACCACCAGACCCAGGCCAGGAACATGCGGGCCTGGTCGAAAAATGTTTGGAACTCCTACCTGGGTTATTTGGGGATAATGGGTAACCAATTAGACGAAGCCCTGCTGATGGTCGAAGAGGGGCCGGCATTCAATAGTTCCCCCACTCAGTCCCTGGCAGGTGTGCAAACCACACCCCCCATTGGTAGACTAACACCCACATGGACATGGGAAGATTGGACAGCCGGCCTGGATGAAGATGATCTGTACCTGGCCAACACTCTGCGTATGGGCGGTGTGGGCGGCGGTGGACGAGGTATAGAAAAATTGACGCGGTATGTAGAAAAGCTGGCTCTTCAGCAATCCATGGGTCTGGATCTGATGGATCAGTCTGTCCTGAAGTACCGAGGTGATCTGGCTGAAGAGGCGATTGATGATCGCACCGAAGGCCTGCTGAAGTATTATGTGCGGGGGATGGACTGGGCTGCGCTCAACAATTACATCGAGCACGGTTACGATAAGAAGTGGGCACCTCTACAGCCAGGGGCACAGGGCTTGTTTGGTGGAACGGTGCCGATCACCAAGGGTGAGTTCGACATCCTCAGAAAATTCCTGCTCTACAACGAGGATCCCAGGTTCACCAACAGCCACTCGTATGTCACAGGTTTGAATTACATGTTCCTGCGCCAAGTGGCTGAGGCTGAACTGCGCAAGGGACGCCAGCTAACCCTGGGTGAGATGGCTGACATGGTGATGCCGTTCCTGAATTACGCAGATTGGATGACTCCCCAGAGCATTCGAGAGGCGCTGAAGTTGCGCTCAGTCGAGCGCCACGACCGCGCCCAACAACTGGCCAACACCGCTAAAGCGTATCAGACTATGGGAAATGCCATCGCTGCCGAGGATCCGACCGGAGCCGACGCCTATTTCAGTCTGGCTCAGCGGTTCCTGACAGATGGCCTTAGTCTGTTGCAGACTACGTACCTGATCGACCGCAAGGCGCTGCCGGTGGATCCATTCGCTTCCTACACCTGGGATGCCTATCCAGAAAAGGAACAGCAGTTCTATCGAAATCTGGCGCAGTCCGAGCTACAACTCGGGCGCGTGCTCACCCGCCAGGAGATCCTGGACATCAGCTACGCCAGTGTGGACTGGATCTATGAGATGGGTGGTGAGGCCATTGTCGACGTGACCAACTTCATTCCAATTGGGGCCCTGGCTAAGAAAGCAGGCGCAGCCATTTGGAAGGGCACGGCCAAATCCGCAGCCGAAGCAGTAGCCAAGGGTGTGGCTGCTGGCATTCCAACGGGTGGGATCTCCAAGCTGCTCTATAAGAGCAGCACAGGGCGCAATTTCCTGAAGGCGCTGGCTGAGGGTGGAGAGCAAATCTCCAACTGGGCGTATGTCAGACACATGAAGGGTCGGGCACTGGTCTCTGTATCTCACAAGCAGGCTCAGGCTGCAGCCGACATGTTCTATGATCTCCTGCGCCTCAAACCCAAGAACAAGGATGAATTCCTACAGCAGGTCGAGAGATTGGCTGGAACCATCGAGAAGATCCAGAACACATCTGACAAAGTTGAGGCCGCTGCAATTGCAGCCAACGCCTCGTCTGTCGCTACCAAGGGCATCACTACCGACACCATTCAGAAGGCCATTCAAGTGGCAGACACCATCGAGCCGGCGCGGTGGGCAGGTCTGGCAGATGCAGGGTGGGACGCTCAGCTTGATTTCTTCACTGGGCGTGCCCGCAAAGAAGTGGATAAGATGTTCCGCAGGCAAGAACTGTCGGCGGACTTGGAAGTCATCAAGATCAACAACATGAACAAGCGCATCCTCAACGACATGAATAGCAACCTGGGGTACATGCGCCTTTCCCAAGAAATTGGTGACGAATTTAGGCAGGCATTTATCAAGGAGCATGAGGCCTGGACGAATTCAGTCTTCCTGTCTGACACCTGGATGGCGAAGTTGGGTGGAGCGGGACTTGAACCTGAGAAGGTCTCAGGTCTGGGTGTCAAGATACGAGGCGCTCTGACGCTGGTTTATCGGTTCAATCGCTGGATGATGAACGCCTGGGTCTGGGCTACGCTGGCACGCCGGCCGGCCTGGATGCTGTTCAACTTTATCGACAACTCATTCCGTGTGATGGTAGCTGGAGCACATGGTGGTGATCGACTGCAAGACCTCTGGGAGCTACTGAAGACTGAACAAGCCCAGATAATCTTCAAGGAGTTGGGAGCTATTCCATCAGCCGTATCCACAGACATGGCTGGTGCTAACTTCCGCTCGATGGTTGAGCAGACTGGCTTGGGCGAGAATGTAATCCACCTGGAAAGCATCCTGGAGTTCAGGGACAATCCCTTGGGTTTCTTCCAGCACTACAAGGCTAACCTAAAGGCGCTGACCCAGGGCAAGGATTTTGTCACTCACGTCTATTCTATCTGGCGGGCCTTCCCGATGTCGATCAAGAGCTTGGCACAGGCGATTGAGTTTGGCTCCCGTGTGCGCCTGTACTACAACCTCTATCTGAAGAACATGGCCAAGATCGACAGCCAAAGATTGCTCCGACTGGCACTGGAGGGAGCCACTCAGAAGCTGATAGCGACTGGCATGAGCGAAGCTGAAGCTGAACTCTGGCGCCAATACATCGTCAAGATGTGGAACATGAGTGGCTCGAATGTACAACGTTTCGCAGCCTCTTTGTCTAACCTTTCATCCTCAGCCAAGCAAGCGGATGTGGTCTTCTTGCCCCCCGAGATGGCCAATCTGGATTGGGTGGATGAGGCCAGCATGCGCCCGCTGGTTACTGCAGTCGCTGATGAACTGCAGCGATTTGTGACCGATCTGGTCGGCAAGGATGTAAAGACCCTCTCCAAGACCCACTCCGATCAATTCTTTGATCGAGTGATGAATATCCTGGATCAGGAGCAAAAGGCGCGGGTCAATCGGATCTTCACCAAGGAACGCATCATCGCTGAAGGTTTGGCTCCGAACACCTCTGAGGCATTCGAGGCGATGAAGGCTGTTCCCAAGTATGAGCCGAAGGTCGAGCCTGAAACACTTACCCCTGCAGGGGATGAAATCCTCAAAGAAGTTCCTAAGAAATCCACCAAGCTCAGCGCCAAGACCCGCAAGAAAGCAGCCAAGGCGCTCAAAGAAAACAACATCCCCACCCCTGACACTGACCAGGGCATCTTGGATGGAGTGAACCAACTGCGCAAGAAAGCTGAAGAGCTTGAGAAGAAAAAGCCCAAGCCCATGACCGACGCGCAGATAGAGAAGCTGCAGGCAACCATCGAGGAAGGCTCGATGACACCTGTTCTGACTGCCAAGGAAGTGGATGATCTCGTGGAGAAGGCAGGGGAGGCCATCCCTGGTCAACGGCGCAACCCAACGGGTAAGCACCTGAGCCAGAAGATAGACGAGACTGTTTCCTATCTGACCTCAGACGAATACCTCACCGGCGCAGCCTACGCTGCCCTGACCGAGAAAGAGCGAACGCTGATGCGCAGCTATGTGCTTGGACTGCGTGAGCACAGCTACAATTTCGCCGGTCGTATGCGGGCATTCTGGGTTGAGGTCTTCCCCGGCCCCAAGAAAGTCGGGTTGGACGGTAAACTGTTACGCTTTGGCAACACCCATTTGAAATGGAACATGGTGGATGAACTCATGGCACGCCAGTATGAGAACATGACGCTGGTGTGGGAGGACATCCTGGATCGGTTGCGGACTGGAAATTTCACTCTGGACTTCCAACTCACCCGCAAAGAGATCATGGAGTTATCAGGGTTTGTACTGGAGTTCGACAAGAATGGCCGGCTGTGGAAGATCCACATGTACGATCCGATGGAGAAGAAGTGGATCGATTCCACCACCATCCAGTCCCTGCAGAACTTCGTCAAGTACACGGGCGTGTCTGATCAGAAGTTCTACACCAGTCCGGTCAACGAAGCTGAGTTTGCAAACCTGGATCTGATGGCTAAGGGGGCTGAAACCACACCGGCTCAGATTGCAGCCAAAATCATTCCGCAGCCCTTCGATGATTTCAACACGATGGTCAGCCGTGTGCCTCGCCTGTCCCTGGCGATCAAGGAAGGCCGGGTCAA